GGTCGTTGTCGTTGCCCTAGATGTCCCAGTAACCGGATAAGTCGTAAAGCTAGTGGTGGTTGATCTAGAAGTACCGCGACTTGTATCGTAAGAAGTCGTGTAAGTAGTTGTAGTGTCGCGGGCTGTGACTGTGGCGAACGTAGTTGTAAAAGTGGTTGTTGTATTAAAAGAGGTGGTCGTAGAAAACGCTGTCGATGTGTCACGACTAGTTACATACACCGCATTCCAAACAGTCGATAATGTACCGTTGTTGTTAGCTACAACATAATTTACGCCATACAGAGTACCCTGATCTGCTTTAGCAAAAATCTGGGTAGGCTCTTTTAGAGTTCCACTGTCATTGACTTTTATAGACATGGCAACTCCTTAACTAACTACATACCAAACGTGTCCATTAGCAAAGCCACTGGCACTGGTAGGTGCGGTAGTGACAACAGATTGTGTGCCAGCATTGTTAAGCTTGGTGTGATCAGCGTCAGTAAAAACATTTGAGTCGCTTGCGCTTTCTACTAATGTTCTGATCTCTGCGGCTGTCTGGTCAGCGGTAGCACTAGCTTCTATGCCATTTAGCTTCGTGTGATCAGCATCTGTGAAGTTGTTTTGCGTCAAGCCGCCATCACCAACAGAATAAGTCGTGTTAGTGCTAGTAATAGTAAAGCTGGGGTACGTTCCTGAAATGCTAGTAGCACCCGCACCCGTCAACGCAACAGTTTGATCAGGGGCACTATTAGATATTTGCCCGCCCGCAGACAGGCCGATTCCTGTTCCTGCGGACAGATCAGAAAGCTCTAACTTATCTGTATTGAGATTGGTGAAATTAGCATCAACCTCGGTATTAGTCAGGGGCGAACCTTTGCCCGATCTTGTTACTATCGTAGACATTGGAAGCCCCTTCTAAATTAGGATGCAGTTAAAGTAATAGTCCAAGTGACCGACATCGTGTCGTCAGCTTGCTTATTGGTCACTGGGAAAATAACATGGCAAAGCATAGTCCCGCCTGACGCGGCATTGAATATACCTGCCTCTGTGACAGCACCAGTAGCATCGCCAGCCTCAAAAGACGAAACGTAGGTAATGACATTAGCAGATGCAGTAGAACTGTCTAACGCTTCTCTAGAGCCTAGAATAGACTGTAAATCAGTATCGCCTGCGGCGGCGGCAGTAGTGCCTGAACCCAATGCCATGTGTGACATTACGCCAGCAGAACCCGCTGTCATGCGCGAACATATAAACTCTAACCCTGCCGATACAATAAGATTTTGAATTTTGCGCTCTTCTTTTACATTGCCATTCTTGTCTTTTAAGACCAAAGCAACATCACCACGCAGTTTTAAATTTTCGTTTACCATTTTACACCTCTAAAAAGTTCGGCTGTAGCCGACATAATCCTCTAAAAAATACCCAAACTCCGCGTATCCTTGCCCGCGCAGAGAACCCGAATCAGTTGACCCGATTGTATCACTATTTAACTTGCCTTGTGTACTAAAAACATTATCTGAAAATATCGCAAAATCAGCACGAACTTTGACAAATGACATTTCCTGATCGTCTTGTGCTGTCGCTTCACCGTCAAGGTCATCAGTAGCAAATAACCCTTCAGTAATGAACTTGTGGAAACTCATGCTTTGATTGTCTGACAAAAGACCTGCATCGCTTAATACCTTTTGCCTGATAATATCAATAGACTCAGAAACGCTAGTGGCATCAGTTAATCCTTTAGATACTGCAATGCCTATTTCATCGCCTATTCCTGCACTGTCAGCGGCCAGCTTCGCGTAAGCTAGACTGATCTGCTCTGCAAGAACCGCTTGATCCGACTTGTTTAAATTGATCAATAATTGAGCAACATCAGATACAGATGGCGATTCAGGGAATGCCTGTAAGAACAATCTCGCTATTAGGAACGAATCTGTAAACCCAGCGGTATCGGTAAAAGGCTTAGCTGTACCCTTGCTTGGGCTGTCTGCGACTTGCGCCTGTTCTGCGACTGACTTTAATGCCTCAAATGCGAGCGCATCTGTGATCTGCGGTAGTTCATTTAAGGCTTTGCTGACTGCTTGACGTTGTATATCGGCAAGCGATATGGATTCTTGACTGTTCTTACCGTACGCTTTTACGCTCGTTTCAGTGAATGCCGCGCTATCTTGTTTCAGTTTGGTTACGTTTTTAGGCGATTGTTCAGTTAATGAAACAGTTTCTGATTTTGGCTTGTCTATTTCGTTAGCGGTATTATCAGATACACTTCCGCTTTCCTGCAAAGACTTGCCTGTTATTTTGGCAAGTACATCAGAAATACCTGTCGCATCAACGAAATCTTTCGCAAGTATCCTTAATGAAATGAATATAGCTTTGAATACAGCGCGATTTTGACGCACTTGGGCTTTCGCTCTGTTTAAAGCCGCAGATAATTTGATCATGCGAAATCAGCGCGAACGTAAAATTCTAAGGTTTCAAATACAGTTTCCACAGTGTTATCGCCAAAGGTGATTTCTATTTCGCCTTCATAGTAACCTTCTTCTAAATCTAACTGGCCTGCAACAAACGAAAATATCGCTATTCCATTCTCTAGGTTAGTTCCTGAGTTACCCGCAGTTACAGTAAACAGCGTGGACGTTGCACCTTTGGCTCTTACCTTCAGCCTTACAGTGCTCGTAGAGCAATTAATTGCACTGCCATCATTCTCTCTAGTTAGAGTCGCCTGTATTGATACGCCTGTATCATCTTTTACTAATCGGTAAATCATCACTTACTCCGGCTTATTCGGCCATATTATATCATTCAGATCATTGACTGACGAATTGTTTGCAGGCACATCACGCAAGGCTTGCCTGTACGTTACCCATTGTGCTTTTTCCGCATTTGTTAGTTGGTTGTCGGCTACCTGAGTCCAATCGGTTTCTGCCAGCTTACTATTTCGCATGAAGCGAAGAGTATCTGCAAAACTACTGGCATTGAACACCCATTCGTTATCAACCCATTCTTGCCATTGATTTGCTCGCGGCTCGCGGGTAAGCCAAGAGCCGTTAACATAGTATTGAGTTGCGATAAGATTTTCTGCGTCAATATCATAAGCTACCTGCACTGCGGTCAACCCATTGTATATCTGGCCGTCAACATAATCATCGTCCGCGCCCATAGACATAACGTGTTGCACTTCACCATTATCTGCCACTAAAGCATATTGGAACATTTTAAACCTCTTTAATTGGTATCGTAAACTAGCATGTATGGAAACTGTGCGCTGTAATTTGTGACGTATTGGCCTTGCGAAGATATCCGATTACTCATCCTGATAAATGGAGTAGACGCGCCATGGTGAAACGAATAGGACATATTTGAAGTCCAGTCAGGAAAAACAAATACCGCTGGAAATGCAAACAAAACAGTGCTATCAACAACTGCATATATTTTAGTGAAAGTCAGGCTAGATGGTGGCGTGTAATCAATCTCTGAATTAGCCGCCAATACACCTTGCGCTAAAACTCTAACACTGGTTGATCTAGTCGCAGAAAATAAAATTGTACTGCCATTAGTGCTGTAAACATCCATGCCATGCTCACCGCTCGATGGAGCAGATATATTTCCTGATTGCGTTTTTAATAACGCGGTCACTATTCCTGCGGTGTTCTGATAGAAATAAGACGCATTAGAACTAGACCCCCAAAAATGAGTAGGGTTAGTGCTGATGCTGGTTCTTGCCAAAGCGATAGGCGTAGATGTACCTATCGGGCTGTTAGCTGGTCTAGCTAGAGTTAAATCTCCTGCCGATGTATTGCTGACAGGAAATGTCATAGAATTATATGATGATGTCGTCACGTTAGAGATAAATGTGTTCGGAGCAATTTCAGTGCTATTGATCTGCTCGCGCCCATCGGCATTAGATATTATCAATCCATACGACATGATTACGTCCGAAAAACAAAGTATTTAACAACAAGACCATTTGGCACATTTATTCGCAAATTATTGGTTGACTTTACAAATGACGTTTGTGGCTTTGGATCATTAAAGGTTAGTAAAAAAGGTTGATCTCCAAGGGCAACTCCCCAAGTATCGTTGTTAGCCATGCCAGTTACAGTTACATCTATATAGCCGCTAGAGTTTCCTGTGACAGTACCGAAAGCGACAAAGCGCACAAGTCTATCTGTATAAGAAACTATCTTAGTTCCTGACGAATTATAAATCTCTAAGCCATAGGCCATTACGACAAGTTCCCAAGTTTAACTCTTGGTGTAGATAAACTGCCATCGTATATTTCAATTGTGTCATTGGTTAGAACCAACCTAGAACCACTAGCGGCAGATTGCAGGTTAAAATTGCTCTGTGTAGTCCCTGAGATATTGACAAGGGCTACATCCAACGTGCCAGTTTTAATCTTACCGCCATCAATAGTAGTGTTGTTCGCGGCAAGACCAGTATTTAAATTAGTGAAGGTCACTAGGCCGTCAAATTGAGTTGAGGTAAATGGAGTGGAAAACGTAATTGTCTGCGAACCGCCAAAACCATCTTCAGTAATAGTGTAACTACTTGCCCAAAACTTACCATCTGCCCCATTGATAGCTGGCGGGTTCTTCTGCCAATTAGCTGTTAGGTTATTAAAAGTACCTGAGTCGTAGTAGTAATCTGTCGCGCTTGGGGGTGCGGGAGTACCAGACGTTTGCGAAAGAGTGTAATAGACATATCCATTATCTGCTCTTGGCGGTGAAGCGGCGGCACTAGTCGTTGCGGTGACTATTGCGCTAAATGCTGATTTGTTTCCGCTGTAATCTACTGACTTAATCTTATAAAAATAATCTTCAGAATCAGCAAGTGAGCCATTTACAAACGATGATGGCAAGCCATGACCACCAGCTACACTGGCTATTGCTGTATATGTCCCGCCTGTGGTATCTGCTCGGTAAATCTCCGCGTTAGAAAAGTCTTTGTCTGCTGGATTAGTCCACGCCAGAGTTATCGAACCTTGCCCTGCGGTAGCAGAAGGCGAACTAACTACGGCAGGTGCGGTAGTGTCACCAATAGCTGATGCGTTTGCATTTACGAATGCACTTCTAACGCCTAGATTATTTACGGCTCTAACTCTAATGTAATAAAGCGCACCGCCAACAGTTGGGCTGATCGTAAACTGAGTGCCTTCTACATCCGCAGAATTCCAGCTGTTATTATCTATTGACCACTGATAGTCGTATTTTTCAACAAACGCATCATCGCTTGCCGTCCATGTTGTCAGTATTTGGGGTGCTACAGTTCCATCTAGATTGACTGCGGTAGAAGCTGTGCTTGAAACAACAGTCGGTGGATTTACAGTCGTGCCATCATAAAGATCAACTTCACCTCCTGACAAATAATCTTCTTCGTCAGATGATTGCCAATCGTAGATCGCTGATGCTGTTTCCATAGCATCTACATTCACAATAATTTCGCCTGATGCGCTGAAGTCTAGATTGTACCCAGTGACTTCAAATACTTTTGCGGAATAACCTATCTTGGCATTAGTCACCATGATTGTGTCGCCAGCTTTAAATTTTAGAGCGGTCAGATTGCAAGGCACAGTTATCTGCGTCTGCTGTCTTGATTGCAATAAAATACGCTTGGCTATTCTTTGTGCTCTCACATGATTAGTAGTGAAAGGCAAAGGCATATCAAGAAAGATAGGGTCGCCATCAGCGGCACTGTAACTGCTAGATATTACAGGCGGGTAGTCGGAAGTAATATAATTGTCTTGCTCACTATTAAATACGCCCTTCACGCCATTGTATATAGTTCGCCTGCTTTGCTTGGTTTTGATTGATATAGAACCAACCATTACAGACTCATCAATCGTTATTGTAGGCGTTACATAGGCCGAAGCATTTATAAAATACTCACCGCCCGAATGTATTAGCTTGCCTATCATGCTACTCAGCAATGACTCAATATTATTTTGTCGTGAATTTGCGGTATCTAATACGCCATCACAAGTAAATCGTTTCTGTGTGCCGCCAGATTCTAAGGCAACATCTTGATCGCAAATAGTTTGTGCGGTAGATAATGCGCTAGAATTAATGTTAGATGCCGACTCTGCCAGACCATACTTATCATCTAGTAAATAATCACGAACAATTAAGGCTGGGTTCTGTGACCATGCTGTAGTGCTAGTAGTTGGGTTGTAGACTTTTTTACCGCGAATCACTGCCGATATATTTGGCAGTCCATTCGCAAATTGCTCTGCTTCATATTCTAGCCTTGCATATATATATGCGGTATCGCGCAATATGTGCGCTGAAGTCCACTGGCTTGATTGTGCGGTCAAAGTAGAATCTGATGTTGTTTGTGAGCCATCATGCAAACCAAAGTGAACGTATGTACCCCAACTGCCTACAAAGCTACCACCATCCCAAACCTTTGTGTCGTTGAAATAAATCTCTTCAAAAGCATCAATTTCATGTCCGGCAACAGCAATTACCATATGGAAATATTTATTATCTGTGCCAGTGCTTTTCATGTAGACCATAGCACCGCCAACCCTCGCCCTTCCATAGACTATCTTTCGACTTGTAGCTGGTTCCCTGACAGTTGTGGTCAATCCGGTCATCTGCTGACCGACATCAGGGGCTGACATTAAGGCGCGAGATACAATAGAAAGGCCAGCACCAAGCGCGAATGCTCCAGCTATAGCCATTCCATTTATAAAGGCTAAACCTCCTGCCGCGATTATTGCGCCACCTGCTGATGCTATGCCTGCTATTGCCGCTATTGCCATTTCATTTTCCTAAAAATTTGGAATAGACGCGCTCTATTAAATCAAAGCCCATACCTATCATTAGTTTGTCAAAGGGTATATGCACCTTCGTATTTACCATCATCAAAGAAACGCCAGACTCTCGACAATAATCTTCTGCGAACTTGATCAACTTATAACCAGTTGCCCCTGCCCTGCTATCAGGCAGAACAAATACAACATCATTTGTTGCAAAGAAATGATCTTGATAATGTATGCTTTTATTCACTAGAAGCACAAAATAACCAACAAGCTCACCATCATCACGAGCAGTGAATATCTTTAATATTCCTGCCGTATATAATTTGGCGTATTCTTTCCAGTTAGGGTTTAATTTTATCGCACCCTTATTTAACGCAACAAGCCGCCAATGCTCTTCAAGTAGCGGCTTTATATCTTCCTTCACACTAAGAAGGCTTTCATCTTGTATTGTGATCATGGCTAATACTTATTTGTCACGCCCATACTGTTCACTCGTGGACTCATTGACGTTGGTGATGGCCTACCCCAGACTATTTCTTTTTCTTGAATCTTAGCTACAAACTCAAAGCCTTTGTCTGCGGGATGTTCTATTTTTTGATCTTCTGCGGTGTATCGCCTGACTGCTGTAGTTTGAAATGCTATTAATTTATTTTCTGCGGTAACAGTGATTGTAGATGTTTCACCTGAGTCAGCAATCGTCATAACGTCCATAAACCCACTAAACATAATCACAGGTGTGGATATAAGGTCGCCATTTTCATCAAATGCGCCTAGTCGTATAGTTAATGGCCTGCCTTGATATGGTTCATCTCTAGCTAACAACAATAGGCTTTGCTTGATGCCGCCCAGTGTTATCTGCGCTCCAGCGGCAGTAAGGTCTGTGCTTTCTTCTACTGCGCCGACATTCAACAAATCACCAGCACCAAGATATGTATTTGAATTGTAAGCAAGGTCGCCTAAGCCAGACCAAAGATATATGCTTCCAGAAGCAAAGTCTAAATCTACTAGATAAATTGGCCGTACTACTTCAGCGGTAGCGACCGCCTGCATAGCTGTTGATAATGTTCTGCTCATTATATCGCCTCAACGAACGCAAAGCTGAATCCATAGATAGAGGCTACATCTGTTGACCAACCGATATCATTTGATGCCATACGCCAAAGGCTTTTAGGCAAAGTAAAATCTAACGATGTACCGCTAGATGCAGTTTGCCGCAAAGGTGGCTGAAACTTTAGCGTGTTTGATGAAGAAGACTTGGTTTCTGTAACCAAGTATAGGTAGTCACCTAACTGGAAATATGTACCTGCTGTAACAGCACCTGACGCGCTTGTAGTCGTTAATTGCTCTGCTCTGACAGCAGTTGTACCAGATGTAGTGCAAGTTGCCGAACTTGTATGCAAAGGATGCCCAAATGTGAACGTGCCAGAACGCCCTTTTAAGCCAACTATAAATGCCTCTACTGATCTTGCCTCTGCATGGCTCAATGGCGGCAGAGTGACCTCACATTGCCATATAGCACCATTGTGGTCGTAGACTTGTTGGTCATAGGTAAACGGAGACTCGGTAACAGCAACAGTGCGCTTTAATCGCATGCTGATATTCTGTATTCCTACCGCTGGAAATGCTAATGGCATTTTATGCTCCTACTAATGCTTTGGAATAACCACCGCCACGTTGTCGGGCATCTACCACTGCGCCTTTAGCGGCATTGGCTATCTGTGGCATAAGTGTAGCAATTTCTGCCCTGACTGTCTGCTGTACGCCAGTTGTGACATTGATGGTCTGGTTGACAACGACATTACCGCCACCGCCTCCCATTTTATTATTCGGAATAATGTTACCGCCACTGTTGGGCACGAACAACTCGGGACCTCGCTCACCGACTAGATATGGAGTGTTACCTTGTACGGGACCTCCTAGTGCTCTTTCACCGACAGCAGGTGCGGCTGTTCTTGCCCCAGGAAACATCATGTCGAAAAGAGGCTGGACTATCATGTACTTCACATACATCTTAATCAGCGAGTCGATAATAGACTTTGCCATATCTTTCATAGCATCTTTGAAACTTTTAGCACCCGTGATCATGTCAGTGAAGCCTTGAGTCATAGCATCTACAGCACCTGTCACAACTCCATTCAAAGCAGAGTCAAAGTCAAATATCTGGTCTTTGACATTCTTGAAAGCACCGCCAAGTTTATCTTTAAAATCAAGAGCACCTGAGACTAGCTTTTCAAACCAGTTCTGTGAGCCTATAGTTACGATTTCATCCATCAGCGGCTTGACCGCTTCATCTTTAACTTGGCCGACAGAGTCTCTTATTCGTTCTAAACTAGCGACAAGGCCTTTGTCGTCAAATGGAACAGGGGCTTGCCCACCAGTTTGCAATTCAGTCAGTTCTTTTTCTAGCTGTATTCTGCGGTCTAGCTTATCTTCTAACTCTTTATTGCCTTTACCTCTCGACATTTCACCTGCACCTAGGCGATGCAATTCCATGTTCAGGTCTTTAAGTTCTTTCTTTTTCTTTTTGGTTTCTTCAGAGTCAAAGAACTTGCGATATACAGATTGAACTTTAAATGCCATAGTTTGTAGCGCATTTGCTATTCCTGCTATGACTTGTACTATCTTTATGAATGCATCTATAGTGCCTTTGGCTATGATGTCACCTATCTTAGAAACATCACCATCAGCGGCTTTCAGTCCGAGTTCAACCAGTTCATCAGAGATAGTTTTGATAGCAGGGGCGAATGAAGCTACAGCTTGACGGCTAAACCCAGTTATCAGCGTCTTGAGTCTACCGAAAGCGTCAACAGAATCTTCAACGCCTTTTACTGCATCTTCGGAAAGAACCAAACCAAGCTGTTCTGCATCTGCAAACATCGCTTTCAATGCTTCAGAGCCAAGCCCTAATGTATTGACCAGCGCGACACCTTCACTGTCAAACAGCTTCATAGCGAGACGAACCTTGTCGGCTGGGTCGGTGACTGTCTGGAATGCTTTAGAAAGTTCTAGCATTTGATCTTCAAGAGGCATTTTCATTAACGCTTTAGCGTCAAGGTTTAACTCTTTGAGCGCACCTTTCGCCTCACCTGTACCTTTGGCGGCTTCAGCAGTTCTTCTTGTGAATCGCTGTAACGCCATATTCATGGTGTTGGTTTCAACGCCAGTTTGCTGTGCGGCAAATTGTAGTTTCGCCAGTGAGCCAGCACTAGTTCCTATCTTTGATGAAAACTTGCCGAGATCATTTATAGACCTCATTGTCGAGATAGTTATCGCAGTGAATGCGGCACCAAATGCGGCACCTAGGCCAAGGACTATTTTGACTACTTTGCCTATAACGGCTTTCATCATACCGAATGTCGCAGAGACTATAGATGTGAGCTTCGGAAACTTTTTCTTTAAAGCCTCAACAGATTTCCCGACTTGGCCAAGATTGCTCCGAACAGCAAGGAATGCTTTCTTAGTGCTATCTAATCCTTTCAGCGTTATTAGAATTGGTTTTATCATTAGCCTCGCCAACTATGTTGTGATATGCCACCCACTCGTTCAAATGGGTTACAGGGGTCTGCTCTGCTTCAACAATGCTCATGTGAAGGCGATCAGCCAAAGATAACAGCGTCATCCTTGAGTGATCGCTTCTCAGTTTTTTTCGTGCGCCTCAACCGAGTCCATATCGGCAAACATCTGATTAGCAATCTCAGAAATAATGTTGGTTTCTTCACCCATTAAATCCATTCTATCTTCTGCCGAGCCGAATAGTTTTTCACCAGACTCGTCTGTAGCTTTCATGCAAATCAAATCCACCATAGCACCGATGGTAGTGTTGTTTAGAAAGTTGGGGTGCTTCTTCTGTAGCACATCTAAGTCATAGCAGGTAATAGGCCTGCAATACATCTTAAAAGCACCAGAATCGTCACCCCACGCAGGTACAGTAACTTCTTTTGCATCTACCTTTCTTCTGTTTCTTAACTCTTTAGCTAATCCCATGGTTTATCCCCTGAGTTAATTAAACTTGCGCTTCGGTAACTGCGCCACTGCACTGAATAGTAAAACTGGCTTCAACCATTCCATCAAACGCGCCAGAAATGTTACGAGAAGTAACAATGCCGCCACCTGAGAAGAATGTTTCACCACTGCCATTGCCAGTAGGATAGATTTCAAAATCAACTGATGCACGCTCGTCAAGAATTAATTGCTGTGCGTCTGCTTCATCCCAATAGCATTCAATGCTAACTGTGTTAGTTGCCAAGCCTTGCTTATAGGTTCTTGCAGTGTCACCCATAACAGAATCTTCAATGGTGTCTGCCGAACCTTCAAAAGTGAAAGAACGTACTTCGCCTACCACGGCAACAGAAGTGCCTGAGACTTGTACTTTTACTATGCCTGATGCGCCTGTTTTAGTCGCCATGATATTTCCTCAAAAAAGTTAGTTTGTACCGCGAGTGTATTGATACAAGACGCGGATTGTAATAATGACCCCACCAATGGGATCAATAGAACCTTCATCAACCTCAACTGTTATTACCTGCGTATCTAATGCGTTACCGCCACGATACCTGTCAACGTCAAGGGCTTCTTCTACGACTTCAATTATTTTGTTTCTGGCTGTATCAATAACAGAGCCTTTCACATAACAGATCAAATCGTAATTAATTGTTCCCATTCTCTGGGTTACAGAACCGCCGATAGTGCTATCTTCTCGATTCTCACCTGCGCTTCTCACTAGAATAGCAGGAAACTGCGCGTTCGATAATTTGGCGAAATCGAAGGGCTCGCGAGTGACATAGCTTACATCAACCGCCGGAACAACATTCCGCAATGTATCAACTATGTTGTCGGCAATCTTTTCCCTTATGCTCATCTTAATACCTTCAAGAATATATCTGTCAGCTTCCTTTCTTCTGTTCTACTGAAACCGAAGAATGGTCTCTTTTCGTTATTCTTTGCCGCTTTTGCCGCTTCTGTTGCCCTAGTGAAGAATATTTCAGCAGATACACCTTTCACTCTGCTGGTTATACTTCCCATCATGGTTCCCTTAAATTCAAGGTCAGGTTGTTTCTGCCTTCCCTTTGACTTTCTGAATGCCGCATAATCTGAAGTGTAAGGCTTAAAACTTCCACCCTTAAAACCTCGGCTTTGCGATGTCCTGTCTTGAATGATGTTGACACCAGCCATACCAACGACAGACAGTGCTCTAATAGCTTTTTTTCTGAAGTCTTTTTCGGTCTGGATTATTTTAACCTTGCCTTCTAATCCTTCCCATTCAAGCTTAATATCCATTATCTATCTAACCATTGTCCTACTGGTTGCTTTTCTTCAGTAGTCACAGAGCCGTCACCATCAGCATCGTATTCAATTCCATCGCTTAACACAGCTTCTAGTTCCTCGCCGTATCTTGCTTTATAGAAATCAATCATATTGCTGAACCTGTCGCCATCAACCCAGTTTGTAAGCTGGGGTAAAGCATAACGCCAAAGCACCAAATAAGCCGATGCCATCGTGAACTGATTCGCTGTTAGTTTGGTAGAGTCCATTTCGCCAGATAGACCTTTTCGCGGCCACCACTTGATACGCAACTCGCGCTGAATATCTGCTTGGGCTTTCGGATGCTCAAGGACAAATGACTCTATACCTAGACTCACAATGTCAGGAACGAGTTTCATCAAATCCGAATCATTACTATACGCCATTGCTTATTAACCTCAAATAAAAGCCCCCTCCGAAGAAGGGGCGATTAGTCTTAAAGTACAGCGTCAGCAGTGATCTTCACACCGAAGCTATCATCCAACTCAGCAACACCATATACAGCAGTGGCGTTTAATTCCCAAGCGCGGAGTGACTCGTCACGCTGTGGGGCTAGGTTGAAGTCACGCTTTATAGCGATCATCAATGCTTCTGGAGCAAATACAGCCGCAACCGCATCACCAGCACTGTCAACAGAAATGTTGGCAGACTCGTAGATGTCGATACCAGCAATAGTTCCTACATAACCGTTACGCATTGCTTCGTTCTGCAAGTCGCCACCATTTGGGTTAGCAAAGGTGTTAGTTAGGTTGGCTTTCAACTGATAAGCTTGGAAAGGATGTACTACTGCGGCCATAGAGCCAGTTACTTTATTGGCGCGCAAAGTAGCGGCGGCTTTAAAGAGATCAGCAACGGTAAGTTCCGCACCAGCGGCACCAAGTGCGCCAGAAAAACCGGCAAACAATGCAAGCAGGTCTGTATCCATCTTAGTAGCAATAGCGTTACCAAGCAGAGTACCCATAGCAGTAGCAGGAGAGTCAGCACCGTAAGTCGCCATATCAGTAAGCAATACCTGTGCGCCTACTTCACCGATAGTCACTTCAACCTTAGAAGTGGATACAGTAGTAGATGACAGGTCAGTTCCTTCGGCAATACTAGCGGCAGTAATTGCAGGATACTTAGGCACCTGAATAGTTTTACCAGCTTGGTTCTGAATGTTGTACTGAGTAACAAGACCCATCATTAGGGATTGCTCTTCAGCGGTGAATCGAGCCTGAGCGATAATATTTACAAACAGGTCGTCAAGAGTTGTACTAGTTGTAACAGCCATGATAATTCCTCAAAAAAATAAAATAGTGGTTTGTTGGTTACTTTTTCTTCATAGCGGCAAAAGCTTGTTTCCCGCCAGTTTCCCAGTTAGCAACCATATCTGCCACAGATTGAGGCTTCTGTGTAGAGCCACCAGCATTACCCATCGAGCCACTGCCACCTTGTGAGGCTTTGACCATGTGTGGGTTTACTGTCAAGAATTCAGTTACCATTTCATTGACTGATAACAAATCACCACTGTCATTGTAACGTGGTGAGCCATTATCGTCTAGCACCTCGACATTGCCATTATCAGCTAGTCTAGTATTGCTTTTTAATAACTGTGAAACTTGATTCGGATTTACAGCATTATTGTTAGATGCCGCTCCCAGTATTGCCCCATCGACTAGGGTTTGCTGTAGCTTGCTCTTATAACTCTGTATCTCCATGTCTTTCTTTTCGACAGTCTTTTTCAGGATAGAATCAAACTCGCCTCGCTCTTTCTGTCGCTCAAGTTCTGCGGCTTCTTTTTGTGCCAGCAATTCTTTCGCTTCATCAAGATCAATGCCTGATACTTTCTTGTCAAACTTGCGTTGCTCTCTTGCAACACGATCAGCAACAATGCGATCAAGTTCTTCCTGAGTGAATGTCTTACCTGCCTGAGTTTCTACTGCCGCAGTTTCAGTCTCTGCTTCTGTATCCATGATTTCATCGCTCATGTAACGTGCCTCTTAAAGAGTGTTGGTGAATTCGGAGTGTACCATAACTGGTTACTTTTTAACCACTTTCTTCTTTTTCTTAGGTCGGCCAGCTTTTGTTCCATATGTTCCTTTACCTGATGGCATAATCTATTCCTCTTCAATAAATACAGGTCTAAATCTGTGACCACAGTTGTAGCCACCTCTTACAATGAACGGATCACCTGCGGCTTTACCCGCCCAATCACCCGACCAGAGCTTTTCAATCTTTTGGTTTGTCATCACCTCACCCTCATGGTCTCGGCAGAACGGTCTTGATGTCTCAACCAAACGGCCAACGTAACGCCACTTTGTAACGCCAGCTTCCTTTCCTATAGCCACATTAACAGATGCGTCAAATTGCATTAGCGTGTCGTGCATTTGCTGGTTAGCATATCTAGCCAAACGCCCATTTGCGACTTGTTTGATAGTATCTACACTTTCAGAAAACGCTCTGCCAGTTAGGGTATTCTGATACACCTCTTTGGAAATGACATCTATGTACTCGCTCCCTATATCAGCAAATCCCTGATAAGTTAGATTCTGCAACTGGTTGATTATGCGCGGGTCTAATTTTGTAAACGCGCCATAGGTGGCTAACATCGTTGTCGCTTGCGCGGCTACAACAGGGTAACTTCTGATTATTTCATCAACAGCCGACAGATACTCTTCTTCTACCAACTGCCTGATTTGCGGTCGTGCGGCTATAGCCCACTCTAGGTCAAACAGTTCGCCATTATCCATCGGGGCTGTAGCGAGTAAATCAACAATCCTTTTTTCTAAAACGACAAGTGCTTCAGCAAGCCTCTTTTGATGCTGTGCGGCGAGTTTATTCAACTCCTCCCCATGATCAATGTCTTTCGCCATTATTCGGTTTCACCAACCTGATCTGTGAAATCACCTAGACTGCCAGTGTCGGCTTCTATCTCCGCGTGAGCTTTTGCAAGTTCTTCGTCATCAAGAATTAAGTCGCTTATCTTTTTGTCAATCTCCATTCCTAGAGTTTTAGACTTCACGCCAGTTGCCCTCATCTGTTGCAGGAACAATAACTCTTTATCGTAGTCGCGGAGGTCAAATGCGTCAGGGTAGAAGATTTCAATGTCGTTGGTTATGTCTTGCCAATCACAGAACAACCCCCACAACTGCTCTTCTGCCAACTCAAGCAAATCAGCCTTTTCAGATAGCTTCGCGTTCAACATCTGGAACTCTGTCTGCATTGCTACGCCTGACATGGTCAATGCTTCTGTGCCACGAACAGCACCCATATGACTCATGCGATTAATCGACTGTATTTTGTCTTGTATAGAAGCGCGAACAGCGTCAAGGTTCTGACCGCTCGGTTGTAACTGGAATGGTTTGAGGCTCGCGTCCATGTCATCAGGCATGTTGATAATAGAACCTGCACCAGCGGTAGCGTCTGTTCCAAACGACTTAACTAGCGTTGGGTGATTACTGATACGAATTAACTGCTCTATTTCAGACAGTTCCTGATAGATCGCTCTCTGCATATATGACGCATCGGATATATCACTGATACCTATGCCGCGAACTACTGAACGGTTAGCGGGTAAGAATACAGCAGGGATTCTACCTAATACGTTATCGTCAGTTTCCATTAGCTTGTCTAGGTCATTGGTAGACTTCCATAGTTCTACCTTATCTTTGTACCAGACTCGGTAATACGACTCTGTGGTGGTTTGGTCTACACGAATGACTGATTCTCTAACCTTCAGATAATCTAGTTCAAATCTACCGCTTGCCGTTCTTTCGTAGTTCCAGTCCAACACGTTTTCTGGAGTGAACATGGTGACATAGGGACGAATTTCCTGCGCTAATTCTTCTGCTTTAGTTCCCGCAGTAGACTTTGGCTTGTCCATCATTATCCACACATGGCCGTAAACGCTAGACCATATTTGGCACTCGCGGATAAACGCATTGAAGCTACGCCCATCTAAATCAGCGTCTTTTAGAAAAGGGTCTAGGGATGGATTGTTCTGCAAACTGTTGTAGGCTCTGGTGGGTGGAACGCGCCACAAAAAGCTAGAGTAGATATGCACTATGTTCTTACAGTGATTATCTAATGGAGTCAGGTCAATGCGGCGACCATAATCTTCTTTAGTCTCACTGATGTATCGAGTAAGGTAATTTCCATCTTGATACGCTTGCCCGCCCATATAAGAGCGAACATAAAACTCCCACTTGGCTTCGTTGCTATCATATTCGGGGTGTGTTGTATCGGTATTCAATCTCATCAAGTCCACCTAGTAGGTTGGGGTATGTCGTATTCTGTTTGCACTGGGAATAAGTATTCTACCAAATAGCCAAAGGCATCATTCATATGATCAAACCCATCATCTTTATTTGGTATGCTAGTCCCTTCTTTGTATGTCTGCCTTTCCAAAGATTTAATTGTCTGCTTACATTTCGGGCTGACAAACAAATGCCGCTCACCATCTGCTGACAGTAAACGACTATTCACAGCGTTGATCCTATCCCTGACCAATGCGTGTGAGTTCTTCGCCTTAACGCTAAATCCTGCGTTCTGTAAGATCGACAAATCTGTGCGACCACCAGCAGAGGTTTTCCGCTGTCTTGATGCTGGGTCTGGATAAATAATTATACTGCGTCTAGGGTAGCGGTTTATTATTTCCGCAACCATCTCATCAGTATTCGACCCGTACATGACTATCTCGTCAACTGCGTACAGCTTCCCGCCTTTACGCAAACAGATAACGGCAGACATTGGGTCTACATTGAAATCCAGCCCAATGTGGAGTGTACCACTATCATCGCCCATATCCAATACGGACTCTTCACGGCTAAACCCGTAATAGATAAGACCGGCATACGTTACAAATGCCGCTTCATACTCTTGTTTAAATGTTCTTTCGTCTAAGTCTTGTCGAGCCGCATCTATTTCTTCTGGGGGGACGTTACCGCCTTGGAGCGTAGTGTACTGGAAGGATTCCCAGTCGTTAGCATCATCTTTCCCTTTTGCCCATAAATCGTAAAAGTGATTTCTTCCCTTTGGTGTCCCGATAAATAATGCTTGTCCAAGCCTGTCACTCAAACTTGGCCTAATTACCTCATACCACGCTTCTGGACGCATATCCGCGAATTCATCTAGGACAACAAAGTCTAAAGCCCTACCTCGCAAATTATTGGGCTTTTCGGCTCCTTTAAGGCTAATTACTGAGCCGTTAATTAATTTCAAAGTTAAACTGCTTTCGTTAGTCTTATATATGTATTCTTTTGGTATGGTCTGAATAAGCATTTGCCATGCTATTTCTTTTGCTGACCCATAAGTTGGTGCAACATACCAGACGTTTTTGTTTTTGCCTGATACAGCCGCCCTCAAAAGAGCACCAGTGGATAAAAAGGTTTTCCCGAAGCGTCTTCCTGCCACTACTGAAACAAACCTTGCTTTACTAACAAATATCTCAGTCTGAGGTTTACTTAATTGCATTTCCGTCCAAGATTATATTAATAGGGGGAATGTCTTGCACCTCAGTTTCCTGTTCTTTCCATCCTGCCTGTGTTTTAAGGTAGAAAATATTGGCCGCTACATTGCCCGCTTTAGCTAATTTTACAAGGTTAAACCCCATGCTTGCTATCTGGTTGACCTTTCCTTTTTTATAGGCATCAGAAACTTCTGGCTGTCTAGTTTCAATAGCCCTTAAAGTAGTCTCTGATATGTTGAAATACTCTGCTAACTGACCTTTAGTAAGCACCGAAGCCAAAGCCTTTAGTTCTATGGTCTGCTCTTCAGTAAACTCTATTGCAGGTCTACCGCCACCATCACCTTGATTACCGTTCTTCATAATTAGCCTATATATTTAAAGCTAAAAGTTTTTGTTTTTTGCCTAAACCCGCCATTTCTCTTCATGTTGCCGCCTTGTTGCATTTGACCGCCATCTGTATTGGTTGAAACTTTTGCTAACAACCAATTTGGGTGCTTTGACATTGAATTGAATACTGGCAAACTAGAAAATTTAGCCATTACTCTATACCCTTGTTTAGTCATATATTTGGACGTTAAATCAATAACATCCATTCCCATGCCAAAACCCACATAATCGGGGTGAATAACTGTTCTATTGGAATGCATTATTTTAATGGTGTTTTTTCTGTGAGGAACATAATTAGCGAAACATTGGAACCCAATTTGTTCGTTGTTTAAATATACGCCAAAAGTTTCTATATGACCTCCCGGCAAATTGTCGCTTAAATAATGATATTTGCTAAAATTTTTCCATCGTTTTCTTTCGCAATGTGCAATTTGGAAATGTATTTGCTCTTTTCTTTCGTAACTTTGCCAAAGTGACCTCCTGTCAGTATATGATTCATCATTGCAATCAATTATCCAATCAGGGTTGAGCCATTCAAATATATCATAATGGCAAGAAACTAAAACAATTCGTTTATTTAGTTTTCGAGCGTATTTTTGTACGCAATGAGCCATTACTTTCGCTACGTTCCTATCCACAACGGAAGTAAATTCATCAATCACAACCGTCTCAACATCACTGCATAATTGCAAAGCGGCTTCTGCTCTTGCTTTTTGTCCATTAGACAACGCTCCCGCTGGTTTTACCCAACAAGGAACTTGAGACAAACCAATTCCAGTTAAAGCCCTTACCGCATCGTTATAATCCATTGATGAAGGAAATTGCTCTATAACTGGTTTTTTTAAATCCAACAATTCTTTGAAACAATCGTCGCCATAAATCAAATTAGCCAACGTAGTTTTGCCTGAACCAGATGCACCAATAATCAACCCAACATTAAAATCGGTTTCTATATCAGCTTTTATTTCTAATTTATGGACTAATTTTTTTTCAATATCTAAATCTACAGACTGCGCGGCTTTTATGCTTTTAAAACCTTGAGGTGGCGGGCTTGATAATTTAACTACAAAATTTTGCATTCTATGCCCTCGTTTAATGCTTTTTCATACCATTGTTCTAATTGATTTTCGTCTTTAAACTTCATTATCATTTCATTTTCAAAAAACTCATTTACCTCATTATCTGACGTTTCTTTTAATTCATCTTGTTCTATTAAAAGTTTCAATTCTTTATCATCAAACCCTAACAAATTAATGTCAAAATCAAGTTCTGTAAGTGTCTCAATTTCTAGCTTTAATGAATCTATATCCCACCCAGCATTTAAAGCCAGTTGGTTGTCCGCTATAACGTAAGCCTTTCTTTGCGATTCTGTAAGCCCTTCCAGCGTAATGGTGGGCACTTCATTCATCCCCATCATTTGAGCCGCCTGAAGCCTTCCATGCCCTGCTATAATCCCGCTATTTTCATCTATCAAAATAGGATTTGTAAAACCGAACTCCTTAATGCTTGATGCTACCTGTTGCACCTGCTGTTCGCTGTGCGTTCGGGAATTGTTAACATACGGTATTAAATCCCCTGATTTCTTATAGTTTATTTTTAACATTAGACCTCAGTACCGAAGACTTCATCGGCAGTTAGTGTTGGCTCTTCGATTTGAGAATGTTTGATTTGAGTTATCTCTTCAATTTGATCTGTGACAGACGCACACCAGTCAGAAAGGGCTTCCCGTATCTGATTTCTCTGTAGGTCTGCATCCATTATAGAATCGATAATAGCATCAAACTGGAAAAGGTGATCTTCCAATTCAAAGAATAGGCATTCATCTATGCGTAAAGTTACTTGTAATGAGTCCACTTTGCACCCCGAACTGTAGTTGGTTGGGGTATTGTATATGGTTTTTAACGGAAATGTAAACTAAGAAAGATCGTCTACTGCTACTGCGGTAAGGGATACAAGCATAAAAGCTATCATGTAAATTATCATTGGTGCCTCTGAGTTAGGTAAGGCCGCATTTTACACGCTATCGTTTATGATCTGAAATGAAGGTTTATCATGCAGGGTATATCATAAATGGTATGTAGTCCGTTTCGGCTCCCCAGTGGACTAATCTGGGTCAAAAGGTCAAAAGTAACCTCGGCCTTGGGGGGAATTAAAATGCTAGTATTGCAATTAAGGCTACCAACACAACTAAGGCGGCTTGCCCGTTGCTTATTTTGCATGGCTTGCGATACCAAGATGTTGCATTTTCTTGCGCCTTTTCTATCGCCTTATCAGCACTTTCATGCGCCTCATCTATCATTTTTTTAATATCCATTTTTTATCCTTGATTGTAAAATGAAAATTTGTGCCTGTAAGCATCTATAGCAGACTTCACTAAAATAGCGTTTTTATCGCTTTTTCGCCACTCTGAGCCGTTCCAGTAAAAAGCCTTGCCGTGCATGCCTATTTTATAATAAAGCCCGTTGAGTGCGCCTATAGCATCTCTAGGGATTGCATCTTGAACCTCTATAACTTTTGACATCACTCACCTCTTGCATAGCCAGCAAACGGCTCTGGTTGCACATCGTAAACTATATCATACGCTTCCTGCACAAGTTCGCGTAAGGTAGTCTCTAGGTATAAATATATGTCAGTCCTAAGCAAGCATGATATTTGCGTCTGCATTGAATTCCAATACAGCTCATCTAAGAACTCAGCCTCATTTATTATCACAGGGGGGAGACAGTCATCCCACCAACTTGGCATATTCACTAAAAAATAATAGCAAAAGGCATCTTTATGCGTATCAGTGAGGTCAATAAGATCACCTTCCCAGCGCACATATTCAGACTCCAGTCCTGCAACTATTTCTTGGAACTTTTCTTCTATTGCTTTTTTCATTAGCACACTCCCAAATTTATACAGTCGTTGTAGCCCATAGTTGAGACAGTGACGTATAAAGCAAACAGGATTATTGCGCCAATAAAACCTATGCGGTTTTCTGACCTGACCTTTGCGGCTTCATCGCGAGCTTTAATTTGATTGTAACTAAGTGAATATTTGTTCATTGCGTTCCCCTTATATGTTGGTTTTAATAACATCAACAGCATCTGGAAGATGCGCATTGTAAAGTGCCTCATCTAAAACCCCTACGCCAGCAGATAATACACTAGACCTAACAAAATACTGAATGGTTTCCTCACCATCATCCAGACCACCTTTCTGCATTAATTGCTTGATTACTTTTGGGTCAACCTCAAGCGTACATTCAACTTTAATTTTCATTTTATTCCCCTTGGTTTTTTGATTGCCCCCCGTAGGGGGCGGTAAGATTATTTGCCTTTGTAGCCTAGGTATTGCATAGCCTGTTTAGGGCTTGATTCTTGCGATAATTCTAAATAATCTTCAACAGCGGTTTTTTTACAAAGAAAGTTAATCCACGCTTTATAAGGTTTGTAGCCGTATTTGAATCTAGCGATAAAAGCAGGTTTTGGCTTACCAACCCAAGAAGGGTGGCAGTTTGGGTGAACTTGATCCATGGTAGGCTGTCCCTCGTAAGTCCCAGCATACATGAGGTACATCCCGTCCCAAGTAAAATCTTCTTTATTGAATTTAGTCATAATTTATTACCTTTGTTTATTGATTGAGGTTATATACTATCAAACATAACCATAAATGTAAACAATTATTTAAACTATTTTGCAAAAAAAAGCCCCCGAAGGGGCGGTAAGTTCTAAAAGGAAGGATCGCGGTAGGATTCCCTGCGACCTATAAAAGCACCGCCATTGCCAGCTTTATAACGACCTGTATTTGGATTCTTGTAAACAGGTTTTAGTGAGCCGTCAACGATTCGGAAGGTTGACTTGGAGCCATCAGGATCACGACTATATTCGTAGACTTCATCACCGTAACCAGTCCCGCCAACAATCTTGGCGTGATCTGCCTGAAGAACAACGTATTGGTATTTGCCTTTGGTAAATAGATTGATGACTGTAGCGGCATAACGATCAGTCCACCCAGTAAGGGTAGCAGGATCACCAACATTAATTTCTAGTTCTTCGTGATCGTAGCGAGAGTACATATAGTTAACTAAAGAAGCTGTATTTATACCTAATTTCATAATTAATAACCTTTTGTTTATTGATTGATTGAGGTGTAACAATACAAGATCATTAGACAAAAGTAACCTTTTTGTTTATATCATTATGAAATAAAAAGAATTTGCTTATAACTTTTTCTTATATGGAACGAAAAAAAATTTGCGGGTATAAATTCAAAAATACGACACTTTACTGCGCTACATTTCACCTATGCGCCACTCCTGATCTTTGATCTGTTCCTTTAATTCACGAGCAAACTGGATTACTTCTTCTCTGTTAAACTTAGGCGATGCCCTCCAAGCTAAACGCTCCATAGCCTTTACTCTGCGCTCGCCATAGTAATCAACCATCCATTGCCTGTACCTTAGTACGTAGTGCGCTTGTTTCATACCCCAGAGGTTGCAAGAGGGGCACTGCACCTGAATATTGGGTTCATACAGTTTAAAGATAGTGCGGCCTCTAGGGATGAAGTGACCACCCTGCATATTCTTATAATGATCTATCTTGTCGCAGGTGACGCACTGGCAGTATCCGTTATCATCGCTTGCCTTCAACCTTACAAGTCGCTGTAGTAGCTTTGCCGCCTTTTCAGCTTCTTGAGCTACGGTAGACTTCTTCCTCTTGGCCATCAAGTTCCTCCTGAATAATAAAGTCAACGTATTGCTTTATCTTCCGCAATGACTCTATGCCCCCTTTATCTCGCCAGCGCGTTATGTACTTGACAATATTGCCCTCACAAAAATCTAATTTATTAGCCATGATGTATTCAATTGGCTGTATTTTCTTTTTCAGGTAGTGATCGCCCCCCACCTGATTGTCTAGAATTTTCATCAATGAACCTTTTTAAGAGTGAGGATAACTTCGTCAGGTTGATGAAGGTCACAAGTGTGACATAGGCCGTAACTATCCCCATCA